TCACGTAGTCGTCGGCGCCGGTCTGATAGACCTGTCCATAGACGGCCAGCAGGACCCCGACCAGATCATCATGGGCGTGGATGCTTTCGAGGCATTCATTCAGGACAGCGACATCAAGGCCCGTTTCGACAACCGTCGCATCGACCAGGGCAGCATTTCGCCCATGCAGATGCGTGGTGACGGAGGCAAGTACCGTGGCATCGTCGAGATCGGCAACTACCGCTATGACGTGTGGACGTATGGCGGCCGTTACAAGCACCCGCAGACCGGCACGATCACCCCGTACCTGACCCCGGCCAACGTGGTCATGCGGGCCTCGTCCGGCCGTCTCGACGCGGTTTTCGGTGGCGTTCCGTCTATCGTTGACCCGGATTCCCGTGCGCTGCCGTACCTGCCTCCGCGCATACCCAGCGCCGAGGGGGGCATCGACCTCTTCACCAATTCGTGGGTGACGCCGGACGGTTCGCAGCTCATGATCTCGGTGGCCGCCAGGCCGCTGCTGATACCGACCGCCATCGACACGTTCGGCCGTATCGCCACGGGCGTCTGATGGCTCGCCGTAAGACAGCCAAGCGCAGCCCCGAGGAGAAAATCGGGGACTCGGTTCGGGCCGGGGGTACCATTTCGGCCCCCGGCGTGGCCGACAAGCCCGGTCTTGACAAGGAGGCCGACGCGGCCGCGGGCAAGCCCCCGCGCCCGGAGCCCGAACCCGTGACCGAAGAGGCCCCCGAAGCCCCGGAGATCCCGGGCGTGACCCCGGCGAAGATAACGGAGGGCCGGGTCGCCCCCGGCAAGATGATCAGCTCGAAAAAGGGCTTGCTTTCTGCAGGCAACCTCGTGAAAGCTGAGTATCTGGGCGGCGGTCAGAAAGCCTTGCAGGGTCTTATAGACTCGGGCTACGTAGTCGCAGAGTAAACCGACGGTGGGCCTCCGGAGCATAGCGGAGTCCGATCTCACCGCGATTTTACAAGACGGCACGACCGGGTTCGGATGGGAAATCACGGTCATTGACCCGGCGGGCACGCCTGCGATTCTTACGGGCTTCGGCAACGACATATCCCAGCTCATAGACCCGGACACGGGCGTTGCCGTTTCGGGGCGCCAGGCATCAATCGCACTCCCCATATCCGCATTGACGGCCGCGGGCCTTGGGTTGCCAAGAGCGGTCGCGGACGGGGCGGAAAGCCCATGGATTGTGGAATTCAACGACGTCGGAGGCACGCCCCACGTGTTTAAGGTGAGCGAATCGAACCCGGACCGCGCCCTTGGGATAGTGACCTGCGTCTTGGAGGCGTACACGCCATGAGCGTTCTGGCCGAGCTTATAGACAAGACTGACAACTTCGAGTTGATCAGGGATAAGATTGCGGTCATTCTTGCGAACGAGACCGCAAACCAGCAGGCCCTCGCGACGGCCGCGGGGGAAGACCCCGAGCTATGGAAGTTCGCCGTATACACCGAACGCGCAAACCCGTGGGAGAGCTTACGCGCCGACGACGACACCCCGATTGTGAACGTGTGGTTTGAGACATCTACGGCACCGAAGCGCACCGGCAACGTGGTCGAAAGACAGCAGGTGACAGGGACCTTCCACGTGGATTGTTATTGTCGAGGCAGCGCCGCGTCCTCGGGCTCCGGACACTTGGCCGGGGACGAGCAAGCAGCGCGTAACGTGCAGCGGATTTTGCGCCTCGTGCGAAACATTTTGATGGCGGCCCAAAACACCTACCTGCAGATGCGCGGCGTAGTGTGGCATCGGTGGCCCCAGTCTTTAACCGTGTTCCAGCCACAAATGGACGCCCGGAACGTCGAGCAGGTTATCGCGGCGCGGCTGACGCTGGCCGTAGATTTCAACGAGTTTTCACCGCAGGTTGAAGGGGAGGCCCTTGAAATCCTGTCGGTCGATGTAAAAAGGGACTCAGACGGGCAAATAATGGCTGAGGCGGATTACTCATACCCTCTTCCATAAGGAGACAGACATGGCGATTTCCACGGCAGTCGATTTGAGCGCGGTCGCTCGCGTTCTTGGTGTTCAGACTACTTTCCGGGATTTGCGGGGCGGTAGCCTCGTAAACCTGCCGCAGCGCATCGCCGTGGTCGGTCAGGGGGCTACGGCGTCCACGTACTCGACCACAAAGGCGCAGGTTTTTAGCGCCTCGGAAGTCGGCGCCGCTTATGGATACGGCTCGCCCCTCCACCTCGCGGCCCTGCAGCTCCTGCCGGTCAACGGCGACGGCGTCGGGACCATACCCGTCACCGTCTACCCGCTGGAAGACGACGGCGCCGGGGTTGCCGCATCCGGAGACATCACCCCCACCGTGGCCGCCACCGAGGCCGCAGCTTTCCTCGTCCGCATCAACAACATCGACTCGGAGCCGTTTACGGTTTCGGTTGGTGATAGCGTGGCGACGGTCGTCACCGCCATGACCGACGCGATCAACGCCGTGGTCTCGATGCCCGTGATCGCTACCGACAGCACGACCAAGGTGGACCTCGCCAGCAAGTGGAAAGGCGCCAGCGCGAACGACATTTATGTCGAGGTCGTGGGCCGCACGGACGTCGGCGTCTCTTGGGCGTACACCCAGCCCACCGGCGGCTTGAACAACCCCGAAGTAGACGACGCTCTCGATCAGGTTGGGGACGTCTGGGAGACGATGGTGCTCAACTGCCTTGAAGTGGCCGACACCACCGCCCTCGCAACCTACAGCACCTTCGGAGAAGGCCGCTGGGGCGCGCTCGTGCGCAAGCCCCTCGTGGTGTTTACCGGCACCGCTGAGACCTCGGTCACGACCGCGATCGTCACGCCGACCGCACGCCGGACCGACCGGACCAACTCGCAGCTCGTTTGCCCGGGCTCGAAGGACCTTCCGCTCGTCATAGCCGCGCGTCAGCTCGCGCGGATCGCAGTGGTGGCCAACAACAACCCCCCGCGCGACTACGGCAGCCAGGATGCCAGCGGGCTCGTCCCGGGAACGGACGCCGAGCAGTGGAACTATGCGCAGCGTGACGCCGCGGTTAAGGGCGGCTCGTCTACGATCGAGGTCAAGGACGGCGTGGTCAACATAGGCGACGTGGTGACGTTCTACCACCCCACCGGTGAGCCCGTGCCCGCCTACCGTTACGTGGTAGACATCGTGAAGCTGCAGAATATCATCTTCAACCTGAACTTGATATTCGCCACGGACGAGTGGGACGGCGCCCCGCTGATCCCGGACGACCAGCCGACCGTCAACCCCACCGCCAAGAAGCCCAAGATGGCCGTGGCGGCCGTTGCGGCCCTGCTCGATAGCCTGGGGCTCAACGCGATAATCAGCGGCCCCGAGACCGCCAAGACCAAGACGGTCGCAGGCATCAACTCGCAGAACCCGAAGCGCCTCGACGTATCGCTCACGGTTCAGCTTTCCGGGAACACGAATATAATCAGCGTGGACCTGAATTTCGGTTTTTACTTCGGCGTTCAGCCCATCGTAGCCTAAAGGAGTCATCATGTCAGCAGTTGGAGGTAGTATCGAAAGCGTGATGCTGGACGGCCGTAATTTTGCCGTCGCGGCAGACGCCGAAGGCCAGCGCAAGCTGGGGGGCTTCGAGAACGAAGTGCAGGCGAACGGCGACGGAACCGCCCGCGTCATCAAGACCCGCGTGCCGTTGGCGATTGACGGCCTCGTGGTCGAGATCGACGACAGCCGTGGAGACCAGGAGTACATTCAGGGCCTCATCGACAGGGCGTCGTTTTTCCCGATTGCGATCACCTACGCCTCGGGCCTGACGTATCAGGCAACCGCCCAGGTTACGGGGGAGACCCCGACGAGCAGCCAGAGCGCCACGCAGACAATCAATCTCGCGGGCCCGGGGGTCCTTTCGAAGCAGTAAGACAGGGGGTTTCGGCGCCGCGCGGCCCCCCCTGTGCCAAACCGTGACCCTATCGCGGGCGCGGCGTTTTATTTTCAACAGGGATTACAGGGAGACAGGGAGATGGGAGAAGACACATTGCCGGTTCCGCCGGTGCGGGAAGTCGTGGTCGGGCCCGAAGTCGCGGAGGCCGAGTTTAACAGATTCGCGGACGCGATGGACCTTGACGTTGACGAGAACGCAATGGACGTCGAAGACCGGGCGTCGTTTTCGAAGCACAAGCGCAGGTTGACCCGGGCCATCGAGCAGGGCATCTTGGTCATCAACGACGACGGAGAAGCCGTTCTGACGCCCGGGAACAAAAGCTCGGCATACACGGACCCCATCACGTTCCACGAGCGCACAGGGGCCGCCCTGATGGCCATGGACGGCAAGAAA